TTCGTCTCCACCGCGTCGGGCAGCACCGCACCCGGGCACCGATGCAGCTCGGTGCTGCTGAACACCGGGCCGTAGGTGGTGTCGTGCGGCATGTCGGCCGGGCCGTTGACGAACGTCTTGCCCGACTCGCGGTGCCGGTACGCCACCCAGGTGCTGCCGCCGTCCACGGGCTCCGCGTAGGGCACCAAGCCTGGGATCATCAGGTGGTCCTCGCAGCCCTCGCGCTGCTCCTGCGTCGTCAGGTACTCGTTGTGGGAATCACACTTCCATTGGGAACCCTCAACGGGTGAGGCATGGCAACACGTCCTGCAGTTGGCCTCGGCCGCCACGCCCTGGTGGCAGTGCGCGTAGAACCCGCAGAATTTGCACTGCCAGTGCGTTGGGTCGGTGCTGATGCGGTCAGGCGGCGCCGTCATGCCGATGAGCTTCTCGGCGCGGGCCAGCAACTGGTCGAACCGGGCCTTGTCGAACTCCACCCACTCGACGTAGACGTCGTCGGTGTCCTTGTTGACTGCCATGTACAGCGCCCGCGTCAGCTCCATCAGGCCCATGTAGACGGTCATCTGGTCGTAGTGCTGGGGCTTGGCCTCGCGCACGCGCTTGGCCACGACGTCCATGAACGACTTGTGCGAGTGCGTCTTGAACTCCAGCACCGCAGGCGTCTTCGGCCCCTCAGGCAGGCCCTTGGCGATGCCGTCCAGGCTGCCGCCAAAGTGCCCGTTGAGCGCGTTCACGCGCCACTGGTCGCCTGTCTCGGGGTCAACGTCCCAGACCTGGGCGCCGATGCCGCGCAGCTCCTCCAGCAGGCGAGACTCCTCGCGCTGGCCGGTGCTGAACAGGCGCAGGATGCGGCCCTTGAACTCAGGCTTGAGCACCCAGCGCCAGGTCATCCAGATGTGCCGGTCGCACGGGTGGCCAATCAGGCTGGCCCCCATGTGCGGCCGGTGCTCCTGGCGCTTGCTCTCGTACCACTTGACGATGGCCGTCGCGGTGGTGTGTGGAGACTCAGGCAGCGCCGCCATGGTCAACCCCAGGGCCGTGCAGCCTTGGCCGGCGCGGCAGCGGGCGGGGGAGGCGGCGTGTTCTTCAGCTTGGCCGGGCTGACGGGTGCGCCGGTGATGGCGCGGTAGTTCCAGATGACGTTGCGGGTGTCGTCCTTCTTGTCGATGCCCACCTCGGCCACGAAGGCCTTGTCGTGCATCTGCTCGCTGTCGTCTACCTCGTCTAGGCCGAGCGCCATGCACAGGCGGGCCAGCTGCTCCTCCGCGATCTTCACGGTCTGCAGGGACGGGTTGTCGAGGTTCAACCGCTCCCAGTGCCGGCGCCCGGTGTGCTCACCCGAGATGATGTGCATCTCGAGCTCGAGGTAGGAGCCGTTGCCGCTCTTGGTGGGCTTGGTGGTGGACTTGACCACCATCATCTCGTACTCGCCCGCGGGCAGCGGGCCGTAGGACGTGGTGCGCTCCTCGATCTGGATCGAGCTCGCCTTGAAGTTCAGTGATGCCATGGTTCAGTAGCCTTCAGGTTGGGGTTCGGGTTGAGATTCAGGGGTGGCGGTTTCCAGCTGGATGCCGGCGCCCATCAGTTTGGCCACCAGGGCAGCGCTGGCGGCCTTGACGCCGAATTGCGAGCTGGTGACGTGGCGCAGGGCGCGGGCAGGGTTCTGGGCATCCACCAGGCGCGTCTTCGCGTTGGCGGTGTCGGTGATGACGTACAAGGGCATGGTCTTCTCGGTTCAGGTTTGTGAGGCCGCCAAAGCGGCTGCGAATGCCTCCCAGGACAGGGGCATGTTCTTCAGGCCAAACCGGTTGCCGCCCATATGGGCGGGGTGAGGTTCAACATGGAGAATGCGGTCGCCCGTCGTGCGGGCCTTGGTTTCCTTGTTGCCGTAGCCGGCGTCGGTCTGCGTCGTCACCACGCGGTAGTTGGCCCAGCCAATGACGTCGGCCCATTCCTGCACCAGGGCTGCAGCGCGGTCGTGCAGCTTCAGCACGTACTGGTCATACCCGTCGTGCAGCGGTGACTCAAAGCGCTTGATCTTGTCGTGCGCAATCAGGATCACGGCCATGTTGCGGCGCTGGCGCAGCTCCTCCAAGCCGTTGAGCAGCACGCGCCACTCATCAGCCGCGGCCAGGTAGCCCTTGCCATAGCCCGGCGCCTCGATGCTGGCCCACTTGTTCTGCTCGCAGACGTGGGCATGCACCAGGGGCTCGAGCCAGTCCAGGCTGTCGATGAACACGGTGTTGAAGTCGTGCTCTTCCTTCAGCAGCGTGCCGATGGCCTGGTAGACCTCCTGCAGGCTCGAGGCCAGCGGGAAGGCTGAGGCGTCCACTGCGTCGGCGCCGTCCTCGGTCAGGATGCCCACCGCGTTGGGGGCGCTGGCTGCGAAGGTGGTCTTGCCGATCTTGCCGGGGCCGGCGATGACGACCTTAGGAGCGCGCAGGCGCCGGGTCTTGGAGATGGAAGCGAGGTTGAAGGCCACGGCTCACTCCTTCCACTTGATGCTGACGCCGGTCTTGGCCGGCTTCGTCTCCACCGCGGCGGCGATCTGCCCCCAGAGCTTTGGGCTCTCGTTGCGGATGGCCTTCAGGCGCGTCTCATCGGCCTCGACCTTGGTCTTGACCGGGCGCACGTCATCGGGCCAAGCGCCCGTCAGGGCGATCAGCTTGTCGATGTCCACCTTGTAGGTGACGCGGCCGGTAAGGGTGATCTTGGCGCCAGCAGGCGTGCTGAAGGACTCGCTGCCTTCTTCTTTGGCCGGGTGCAGCTTGAGGAGCTTCTCCTCGATGTCAATGCGCTCGGCCTTGGCGGCGTCTTCCTTCTCTTTGGCGATGGCCCATTCGGTGGCCAGTTGGTCTATCGGTTCCATGTGATTCCTTTCGTGGGTCAAAACAGGGCGTCTTCCAGGCCCTTCAGGGCTTCTTGTTGTTGCTGGGAACGGGTGAGTGCCACACCTGTGCCAAAAGGCCACCAGGCTGGACAGGTGCTGGTCCGTCGGCCTTCAGGCGTACACCACTGGTGATGGCCTCGTTGGTGCTGAAGCGGTGGCCGTTGCGGCACTCCCGGCGCCGGCGCGGGCCGCGTTTGTCTGTCACCGAGGTCTCGGCGTTGCATGCTGGGCACCTCACGCCAGCACAAGGACCAGGACCAACAGGATGGTGATCACCACCACCACCCCACCGAGGAACTCGATCTCGCGGCCGTCGTCGTTGCGTAGCTCGCACGCGTCAGGCGCGGGGCAGGGCTTGCGTCCCTGGTCGCACGGGCCGGAGCAGTTCTTGCAGCTCATGCCACCACCGCCCAAGCCAGCAGCACCGACAGACCAACGATGGAGGCCCAGGCCACCAGGGCCTCGCAGAACCCCATCGGGGACTTGTGCTTCTCGATGCTGTAGGCCCACTCGCGGTCTTGAGGGAAGGCCTCGCGCATCGTGCGAGGGAAGCGGCGCGTGGTGTGGTTCACGTTCGGGCTCCGGTTCGTTGTGATGCTGTGAATTCTGCTCCACATTGAGACATTCACAACACAAGCCCGACAAAAAAGCAGGGTTAATGCCCTGCTGTGGAAGGGGGGGGGGGGGGGGGGGGGGTTTTTTACTAGGACAACGGTTTGATCCACTGCACAGTGGAGGTCCAGGCGATCTGGGCGTCTGACAGGATCTCCATCGACGGCCACAGCACCAGGTTGCAGGTGTCGCGCCGGTAGCCGCGGCGCACAACGGCCAACACTTGCTTGCCATCCGTCATGGCCACCAGGCAGAGCAGGTCGAGGTTCTTTTCAGCGGACTGCTGGGCCGGCGTCACGAACAGCATCCACCGGTCCTTGATGGACGCGTGGCTTCTCACCTGAACTGCATACGTGCCCATAGGGCAATCGGCAGGGCCTTTGGCTAGGTCGTGCGTGCCAGGCGGCATCAGCGTCACGGCGCCGTGCTCATTGACGTGCGCGGTGACGGGGCAGTTGTGGATGTCCTCCGTTACGTCGATGCCAGCGTGGCGCATCACCTCGTTCAGAGGCACGCCCAGGATCACGCTGATCTGGTGCGCCTCATGCGGCGTCATGCGCCTTTTCCCACGCAGCATCAGTGACGCTGCAGCCGGATCTATGTCCAACATTTTTGCAAGCCCCCTTTGTGACAACTTTTTGTCTTGTAATCGTTCTCGAAACCATTGGGTGTTCATTTGGGGGCTCTTTTTGGGACCCGCGATAGTGACATGGCCTCCATGTTGAGTCAAACGCAAGTTAGGATTGGTCTTGCGATTGAGCAATTCACAATCTGGAGCGAACATGCCAATTCCCACGATCCACACCATGGACCCCGCCTACGGCGTCATCGAGCGCCTCGGTGGCAAGGCCGATGTGGCCCACCACCTGAAGCTGGACAAGAGCACGCTGTCGCGCTGGTGCCAGCCGCGGCCTGACGGCACAGGCGGCCAGATCCCGCAGCGCCACTGGCCCGATCTGCTTGAGATGGCGCGCGCTAAGGGCGTGACCATCGAAATCAAGGAGCTTGTCGCAGTCGAGGTTTGACATGTTCGTCGGAGCCCCAACGATGAACAACTCAGACTTCATGGCCGAGCTGCTCGGCGAACTCATATCGGGGTATCACGGCTGGGTATGTACCTTCCGCGCCGACCCGAGCAAAGCCCCGCCCGACGTCTGGTCAGGCCGACCGTACCGAGGGCTGCCCGCCCAGGCCAGCCTCATCGACAAGGCCGTCGCTGACAACACCTACTTCTGCACCGCCATCCTGCGCTGCACCGATGACGGCGAGATCGTCAGGCGCAAGGAGGCCTTCGTCAGGCTGGCCGTGCTGCTGCTGGACGACGTCCAGATGGATGACGTCAAGGGCTGCAGTTACGCGATCCAGACCAGCCCGGGCAAGTTCCAGGTCGGCATCCTGCTGGACCCGGCTGACCCCGACACCGCCAACCAGGCCCTGATCGACCGCGTGATGTCCGCGCTGGCCGCCCGGGGCAGATCGAATGACGCCTCGGGCAATGCCCTGGTGCGCTACGGGCGCCTACCCACAGGCTCCAACACCAAGCCCCGAGCGGCCGGCACCTGGCAGGTGCAGCTTGAGTCTTGGCAGCCCAAGGTGCGCTGGAGCCTGGCCGACGCGTGCGACGCCGTAGGCATTGACCTGGAGGCGCTGCGCGCCACAGTCACACGTACAGCCGAGCGTTCATCAACGCATGCAGGCACGGGCACGCACGCGGGCGAGTTCCTGCAGGGCCTGACCGGTGCACCGAGCGAGCGCGCTTATCACGACTCACTCACGCGCATGGCCGCGAGCCTGGTGGCTGGTGGCATGTTCCCTGGCGCGGCCGTTGAGCACCTCTACAGCCTGATGGACGCGGTGCGGCCGACAGGGCCTGAGGAGGAGGTGCGCAGGTGGGAGGCCAGGCGGGCCGAGATTCCGCGTGCGGTGAGGTCAGCGGAGAAGTTCGCGCCCGACACCCGCAAGCCGCCGAGCATCACGGTGAACCTAGCGCCGCCTGTTGAGCAACAGGAGACAAAAAGCGACATCGAGCCCATGGATTGGGAGGTGCTGGACGCCCTCGAGCCCGAGCCTCCAGCCTGGCGCCTCGAGGGCTGGCTGCCTGAGGGCACCGTCACGCTGCTGGCCGCCAACGGCGGTGTGGGCAAGTCGAACCTGAGCCTGCAGCTGGGCGTGGCGCTGGTGCATGGCCAGCAGTTCATGGAGATCGCCACCAAGCCAAGCCGGGTGCTGGTTCTCAGTGGCGAGGATGAGGCGCGCACCGTCCACTTCCGCGTGGCCAACATCTGCCAGGACATGCAGGTGCCCATGGCTAGCCTGGCCGGCCGCATGACGGTCTACGACCTGACGCAGCAGGACTGCGTGCTCTGGCGCGATGGCCACCCCACCGAGCGCATGCAGTGGCTGGCTGACCAGGCCGTGAGGCTCAAGGCTGAGGTCATCGTCATCGACAACGCGTCGGACGTCTTCGCGGACAACGAGAACGACCGGACAGCAGTCAGAGGCTTCATGCGCGCCCTGAACCTGATTGCGCACGTCACCCGCGCTGCGGTGCTGCTGCTGGCGCACGTTGACAAGGCCTCAGTGCGCATGGGCGCGGGCAGCGATACCAACAGCACCTTCAGTGGCTCGACAGCCTGGAACAACTCAGCGCGCTCACGCTGGGCCATGGTGCGCGAGGAGCAGGTGGTGACCATCCGCCATGAGAAGTGCAACCTCGGCCCGCTGCAAGAAGAGATCCGCGTGGAGTTCGATGGCGCGGCCAAGGTCTTCAAGCGCTTTGGGCATGTCCCAGGCAACGCAGCCGCGCGTGCGCTGGTGCGATCACAGCACCGCATTGCGGTAATGCGACTGTTGTCGGACGCGGCCAGCCGCGGGCAGAAGCTGTCGATGTCGGTCAAGGCCACCAACAACGCCTTCGTGATGCTCAGAGATGAGCAAGGCTTCCCGGCACAGCTGCTACGCGCCGACTTCTTCGGCCTGCTCGCAGACATGCAGCGCGACGGGCTGGTGGAGGAGGTGGAGTACCTGAACGAGAGCCGCAAGAAGCACAAGCGGCTGGAGCTCACTGAGGTGGGCCGGCTGCGCGTGGCACAGGGCTCGGGCGCGGCGGCGATGTGGCGGGGGCAGGGCGGTGAGTGAGGGTTGCGCTCGCATGCGCTCGCATTGCGGTCGCAGTGCGGTCGCATCCGGTCGCAATGGGGGCAGGCATGGCCCCCACACCCCAGTGGGGGGCCTGCCCTCTGCGACAGCATGTGCGCTCGCATGTAACATGGCCGGGAGGCCATGGGGATGCGGTCGCATGCGAGCGCAGATTCAAGCGGGGTTGAAGGTGTGAGAATCGCTCCATGATGACGCAGGAGCAATCAGAGCTGACGGCAGCACAGAAAGTGCGTGCGAATTCTGAGGCGCCGCGCGGCCACAGCCCGCTGACCGGGGCGCCCGTGCCGCTGGGGCGCATCAAGGGCAAGCCGAACAAGCTCACGATCGCGCTCAAGGACGCCGTCGAGAAGGCCGCGAGGGACTGCCACCCGCAGGGCCTGGCCGGCTGGCTGGTGGACCGCGCCAACGGCAGCATCGGTGACCGGCAGATCTTCGCGGGCATCGTCGGTAAGGTGATCCCGCTGCAGATCCAGCAGCACGTGCAGGGCGGCATCAGCATCAACCTCAACTGGTTGGGCGGCCGCCAGATTGGCACAGTCACGGCACAAAACGTGGAGCAGTCGCCGCAAG